CCAGACTTTAGCGATTGTTTAGCAATGAGGATGATTTTCGAATACACTCCTAAATTCCAAGTAAGCGTATTCTAATATAAAATCTTTAACTTTGACTAAAATATACACAAATGGGATTATTTGACTTCTTGAAAACAAAACAGAAGCTAAACACTATTTTACCTAACATTCCTTTTAACGGACAAGTAGCAATACAACAAGGGATAGTAACGTGGCAAGGTGGCGATAATATTAGCTTTGTAAACGATGGTTACCAAGCGAACGATATAGTTTATTCAATTGTAAAGTTAATTACTGATAAAGCAAAGATAGCCCCATGGCATGTTTATAAGGTAGTAGATGAAGTTGCTGCTAAGAAATACAAGGCTTTAATGAGCCAACCAGATAAGATTGAGAACTGGAAAGAAGTACATAAGCTACACAGCAAAGCATTTGAAATATATAAGAACGATGCAAGATTAAATGAATTATTAAAATACCCTAATGAGCAAGATACTTGGGGTGATTTTATTGAGGCTTGGGCTGGTTTTAAATTAGTTACTGGTAATTCATTTGTGTACGCTAAGATGATAGAAGGTGGTAACAATAACGGCAAACCTTATGAGTTATACGTTTTACCAGCACAGTATATGTATATCATTGCAGACATTCAACAATTCCCTCCTACAATAGCTGGTTACCAATTAAACTATGGACCACTTTGGGACTTTAGCAAACAAGAAATTTTACAAGACAAATATTTTAACCCACAATGGAATACTACTGGCAATCAACTATATGGACAATCTCCTTTAATGGCTGCTGCGAAAAACTTGACTCGTTCGAACGAAGCCAAGACTGCAGCTGTTGCATCTTTCCAGAATGGCGGTCCAGCTGGAGTTCTTTTTATGAACGATGATAGATTTGACCCAATGAGTGGAAGCCAACAAGCACAAGCGTTAAAGAAGGCGGTTAGTGAGAAAGGCGGTGCAAGTAACTTTAACTCTATTGCAGTTAGTGGTTATAAAGTAGATTGGAAACAAATAGGATTAAGTCCGGTAGAACTTGACATTATTGAGAGTGAGAAGTGGGATATGAAAGCACTTTGCAATATTTACGGAGTACCGGCACAATTATTAAACGATAGCGATAACAAGACTTACAATAATCAAAGAGAAGGTGAGAAGGCTTTGACATTACGTTGTGCGTTACCATTATTAACTGGTATTAGAGATAACATCAATAGAAAGCTACATTCTGATTGGGGCTATAAAGGAACTGATATTTATGTAGACTATGATGCATCTATCTATGGTGAACTTGAGGCAAACAAGAACGAGCAAGTAGATTGGTTAGAGAAAGCATGGTGGATTGCACCAAAACAAAAAATGGATATTATGGGAATTGAAATACCAGACTACATACCAGAAGCGGAAATGGAGAAACTTTACATTCCATCTTCACTTCAATCAGCTGACGATTTCCAACCATTACAAATACCAGAGTAAATGATTTGGCAAGACTATCGTAAACTTTATGCAAACGCATTAAAGCAGTACTCGCCTAAGTTCAAAAAAGAACTACAAAAGCAAGTAGATACGTTTTGCCGTACACAAGACTATGACGCAATAAGCGACAAAGCCCTTAAAAAGACGATTAAGCAGCTTCACGTTGCTTTGGGTACAAAGATGGCTCTAATAGCAGAAAAGGACGTTAAAAAGGCTACAAAGGGCTATTCTGGACCATTCGAGCAAAAGTCAGCTAAGACAGACTTATTTGCTTATGTTATTTTACAATACTTAGAAACTAAAGGTTTAGACCAATTAGCAGCAGACATTACCGATACTACAAAGAACCAGATAAGAAACTTCTTATTACAAGGAGTAGAAAAAAACTTAAGCATTAGTGAACTTATCCCATTGCTTAGGGTTTCTGGTATTACAGATTATAGAGCAGAACTTATAGCAAGGACTGAAACATCAAGAGCAGCTAACACTGGCTCAATGGTTGGTGCAATGTCTACTGGCTTAGTTACTGTTAAAGAATGGATAGCTACAAGAGATAACAGAACTCGTAGAATACCAAGAGATAGTGCTGACCATTTACACATGGACGGTGTAACAGTTCCAATGGATGAGAAGTTTATGGTTAAGGGTAAAACATTTGTAGACTATATGCTACATCCGGGCGATTCAACTGCTCGTGCTGCTAACGTATGTAATTGCAGATGCACTTTAGGTTATGAGGCAGTAAGAGGTAGCGATGGTAAATTACAAACACTACAAAACAATCCACCAAAAGGTGATGCTGGAGTAATTTGGGGTTTACTTGGAAACGTAATAGGAATGACAATAGGAAACTTAGTAGCGGAAGCGTTGCAATAATAAAAAATATAATAACTTTGTTTTATGAGTAAAATCGAACAAAAGGGTTATGATGAAATGATATTAGACATCACCCCAGAAACAAGAACAGTAAAAGCGTGTTGGTCTCGTTTAGGTAACGTTGATTTAGACGGTGATATTATCGTTGCAGAAGCGTTTACTAAAACAATAAAAGAAAGAGGACCAGAGGGCAAGAATATGATTTGGTCATTAGTAGACCATAAAGCTGATATGGCACATACTTTAGGTAAGCCTAAAGAATTGTACATTGAAGGCGATATGCTTGTTGCGGTTACTGACTTAATTGAAACAGAGTGTGGCGAAGATGCAATCAAATTGTATGAAGCTGGTTTAATCAATCAACACTCAATCGGTTTTACTACATTAAAAAGTACAGTAGACCAAAAGACTGGAGTTAGAACAATTACAGAATTAAAACTGTATGAAGGTTCAGCAGTACTTTGGGGTGCTAACCCAGAAACTCCAACTCTTGGATTTAAGGGTGAACTAAAAGAAAACAAGGAGACTTTATCTTTGCGTTTAGAAAACTTAATTAAGGCATTTAGAGGTGGAACCTTTACAGATGACACTTTTGCTTTAATGGAGATTCAAATAAAACAAATACAAGCTGCATTATTAGAACTTGACATTGTTGAAACTATCACTCAACCCGAGCCATCAGTTGAGCCGACCGAAACAGTAGTAGAGGAGAAAAGTAATGAAGACGTATTGAAAGCAATCAATCATTTTAACAATCTATTTAAAAAGTAAAAAATGGAAAATTTAATTAACGAAATGGCAGAGAACCTTAAAGGTTTTCAAGCTAACACAAGTGCTTCTATCGAAGAGGTAAAAGCATCTGTAACTGTTGTAAAAGACGAGTTACAAAAGCAAATCGATTCTCAATTAGCTGCTCAAAAGAAAGCTGCTAAGAAAGAAGTAAAGTACATTGACGAAGTTATCATGGAGAAATTAGATGGTAACATGGATGCAATGGAGAAGTCTTTAAAGTCTAACGGTAAGTTCCGTTTAGATTTATCTGATGTTAAGACTATGACTTTATCTGGTAACTTAACTGGTGATTCAGTAGCAACTTATGCTCCTAATCCAGCTATCCAACCAGCACAAAGCATTAACTTTAGAGATTTAATCCCTACTGTACGTTCAAGCACTGGTTTGTATGTTTACTATCGTGAGAACGCTGGTTTAACTAACAACATCGCTGCTCAAACAGAAGGTAACGATAAAGGTGAGAACAACTACTCTTTAACAGAAGTTAAAGTTGTAAACGACTACTTAGCTGGTTTCTCAACTTTCTCTAAGCAAATGTTGAAGTCATTACCTTTCATGACTCAAACTTTACCAAGAATGTTACAAAGAGATTTCTTTAAGGCTGAGAACGCTGCATTCTTCGGTACTGTATCTGGTGCTGCAACTGGTTCTACTACAACTGCAGAAACTAACGATTTAAAGCAATTAGTTGATTACATCGGTAACCAAAAGACTGCAAACTTCGTTCCTTCTTTCGCTTTAGTAAGCCAAACTCAAATGGGTCGTTTATTGAAAGCTACAATCGATGCTGGTTACTATGCTGGTAACGGTAGCGTAATCGTAAACGCAAACGGTGGTATGACTATCTGGGGTGTTCCAGTAGTGTCTGCATCTTGGGTAACTGATGACAAAGTATTAATTATCGACAATAACTACATCGAAAGAGTAGAAGTTGAAGGATTAGCTATTGAGTTCTCTTATGAGAATGGAGATAACTTCCAAAAGAACTTAGTAACTGCTCGTATCGAGTGTTACGAAGACATCAACTTAATGTTGACTACTTCTGCTATCTATGCTGACTTAGGAAACGTAGGATAATATATATCCATCTAAAATAAAGACCCCATCTTAATCGGTGGGGTTTTTTATTATAATTAATGTAAATTTGTAAAAAAGGGAATATGTACAGTTATAGGAATGATTACCAATTTTCTAACAATGCTCCAGTAACAGAGCCAGTTACACTTGCAGAGGCTAAATTGTATTGTAGAGTAACGACATCTACTGAAGATGCGTTGATTGAAAGCATGATAACTCAAGCAAGAGAGGCTATTGAACAAATAACTAATCTAAGCCTAATCCCTCGACAAGTAGAGGTATGGTTTTGTAATGAAGGTGCAAACTTTGAATTACCATTTGGTCCAGTAACTTATTTTCTTTCTTTATACGATAACAACGGAGACGAGATTGAAAGCAACGATTATAAACTAATCGGAGGTGCTTACCCTAAGGTTAAATACCCAGCACAAAACGATATGAAAGCTACTTATAACGCTGGTTTTGACTGTATCCCACAAGACCTTAAAATAGCTATATTAGACCAAGTGAGTTACGATTACGAGAACAGAGGTTTAGATTCTAACTCTGGTATTTGTGAGAAGACATATAGAGCGTGTCAAAGATGGACAAAAACTTCGCCAATATTATAATATGAAATTAGGTAAAGCAAAAGCTAATTATATTGATGCTAACACAATGACTCGTCAAGTGTTGGTTTATGCTCCTACTCGTGTTAGTGATGGGCAAGGCGGCTATACTACGACATTTGCCCTACAAACCACCGTTTGGGGCGATTTAAGACCAGATAACAAGGCAAGAGAGATAGACGAGTCGGAATTGCAATTTGACCAAAGAGCAGTGCTATATATCAGATATGGGCTTACGATAAACGAAAATTACGAAGTAGAAGTAGAGGGTTCAAGATATACAATACATTCAGTTAAGGACGTTGAGAATCAAAAGAGATTTTACGAACTTGTAATTTATAGATAATGGGATTTGGCATAGACTTATCTGGCATACCAAGACTTGAAAAAAAGTTAAAGGAAATAGAAAACAATGTAAGCACAGAGTTAGCTAAAGAAATATCTGCATCTACATTAAGAATAGAAAAGATAGCAAAACGTCTGGCACCAGTAAATATGGGTACTTTAAGACAAAGCATTCACGCTACCTCTAAAGATAAATTAACTCACTATGTAGAAGTTGGTGCGTCTTATGGGGCATATATAGAGTTTGGAACTGGAGGTAAGGTTTCTATACCACCGGGATTTGAAGAATATGCTGCAACGTTTAAAGGTAAAAGAGGTGGCAGCTTAGAAGACATGATAAAGGCTTTAACATTATGGGTTAAAAGAAAAGGTTTAGCTGGGACGTATAGTGTAAAGAGTGGTAGAAGACAAGGTGGAAGTAAATTAAAACAATCACAAGATGAGAAATTAGCAAGGTTTTTAGCTATAAAAATATTAAGAAATGGCATTAGACCACAACCTTTTTTAATACCAGCTTACGAGCAAGAAAAGCCTAAATTGATAGAAAAACTTAAAAAGATATTAAATGCTTAACCCTAACATAGAAATAAAAAAATGGTTTTATACCAACTTGACAAGTGCAAGTGGACTTACTGTTTATGATGGAATAGCACCAGAAGGGGCGGGTGATGAATATATTGTAATGACTGGAAGAACATCAACTCAAGAACAAGGGAAATCTGGTTACACAAATGGTGTATCTATTGATGTGGACATTGTTACAAAAAATGCTAACTTTGGCTATAAACGTGCTGAAACGATAAGCAATTTAGTTTTGACTGCTATTAATTCAGATACTAATATAACACTGGCAAATGGCTTTTATAGTTCATCTTTAAGTGTGGCAAGTATCAGAAACTTAGACGGAATAAACCCAATAGATAACGTATTTAGAACGATTATAACATATAACATAATAATAACTCAAAATTAAATAAAATGGCAGAAACTAAAGTATCAGCAAGAGATTACATCCTACTTGCAGACATCGATGGAAACGCAACTTTTAAGGCAGTTGCTTGTTTAACATCAAACTCACTTACATCAACAGTAAACACTATTGATGCAACTTCTAAATGTGGAGACGAGTTCCAACCCGGTCCATCTTTTACTCAATCTTTCCAATGTGAAGGTTTTGCAATTGATGAAACTGGAAGCCCAGCAAAAGATAGCTACCAACAATTATATGCTGCTCACGCTGCAAGAACTGTATTTGCTATGAAAATGGGTAAAGCAACTCCAACAAGTGGAGATATTACTTATAGTGGTAGTGTTTGGATTTCTAACTTTGATGTAAACGCAGATGATAAAGATGACGTTAAGTTTTCAGCAACATTTGTAGTTTACACACCACCAGTAACACAAACTGAAACATTATAAAAAAATAAAAAACCAATATGCATCAATTTGAAACAAACAACAAAACAATAGATTTAAAATGGGGTACATGGGCAATGAGAGAGTTTTGCAAAGAAATGAACATTACCATAGACCAATATTTTGAATTATTAAGTAGAAAAGTAATAGACTTAGATGTTATTATAAAGTTAATTTATGCTGGTTATAAATCAGCTTGTAATAGCAAAAAAGAACCAATTGAATATACAGAAAATGATGTATGTGATTGGATAGACGAAATAGGGGGGATATTTAACACAGAAGGTCCAGTAATGGAGTATTTTAAATATATAGTACAAAATACTGTAACTGCCGTAAGTGGAACTCCTAAAGAAGAGAAAAAAAAAGTCTAATAAAACTAAGTTGGGATGATATTTTAGTTAAGGCTGCCGAATGTAATATACGCCCAAGCGAGTTTTGGGAGATGACTTGGAAAGACTTTTCTATTATTGTAATGGGAAAGGAAAAACAAGAGTTAAACGAATGGGCGAGGACACGAAACCTCGCCTATATTGTATATTTAAGTAGCACTTCTGAAAAAAACCCCAAATCGTTGAAAGCGTTTTGGCACATCCCAGAAATTGATGACAACCAACCAGCAGAGGAAAAGAAGATGCTAACTAATGAAGAATTAGCAAAGACTTTAAAAATGTACGGAGTTAAAAATTAAAGATGGCACAAGAAACATTAAAACTCGTTATAACTGCTGATACCCAAGAGGCATTAGATAATTTGCAAAACTTTATCAAGGCATCTAAAGGACTTAAAGGTGAAATGCAGAATTTTGGTAAGGTTGGTAACCAAGCAACTCAAGCACTATCAAACTTATCAAGAGTTGCTCAAGATGCTCCTTATGGTTTTATAGGTATTGCTAACAACTTAAATCCATTACTTGAGTCATTTCAACGTTTACAAAAAGAGTCTGGCGGAAGTACATCGGCATTAAAAGCAATGGTCGCTGGATTAACTGGTCCAGCTGGTATAGGTTTAGCTTTGGGTGTTGTATCGTCTTTGATAATCAAATTTGGAGATGACATTAGTGAATTTATTACAAACAAAGTAAATGGATTAGGAGATGCATTTAACAAGGAAAATCAATTATTACAAAAAAGTTCTGAATCTTATGTTAAAGCATCGACTGATATAAATAAACTTAAAGATAGTTTTGATGATTATCAAAATGGATTAGTTACAAAAGATAAGTTTTTAAAAGAGTTTAATTCTACATTAGGTGATACAATAAAAGAAACTAAAGATTTAGCTACTGCTGAAAAGTTTTTAACAAGCTATTCTGACACTTATGTACAAATGACATTTAAAAAGTCAGTAGCAAATTTAGCAGCAGCAGAAGCGGCAAAAAAACAAATTGAATTAGAATTATTAAAAAATAAACCAATTACTCCAGATACTGGTTCATATTTAGCTGCAATATTTGGAAACCCAGCTTTAATTGGAATATCAGCAGCTGAATCTAAATTGGCATTGCAAAATGGATTAAATGACCAAATTGGAATATTCCAAATAATAGAAAAAAAATACTCTGAAGCAGCTAATAAATTACAATCAACTTTAGCAGATGCATTTGGAGCAGCAGATATAACAAGACCAGATAAAAAACCAAAAGTATCTAAATTAAAGTTTGAAGATATTTCTTTATATGATTTTGACCTTGAAAAACAAATAAGAGAGGAAAATAAAAAATTAGGTTTATATCAAGAAGGTTACGAAAATATATTAGGAGATTTTTTTGGTAAAAAAGATAAACCACAAAGTAAGTTATCTTTTGAAGGTGGAATGGATGAAATGAATAAATTCTTTGAAGATAATAAAAAGAATTTTGACGATATTAATGAAAGAGCATTGAGATTCGCTGATACTATATCTTCTACTATTACTAACTCAATTATGGGAATGTGGAATGCATTAGAACAAGGCGAACCATTTCTTGAATCATTAGGTAATATGTTTTTAGACTTAGCAAAACAAATAGCAGCAGCTGCAATAAAAGCGGCAATATTTGCGTCAATTTTAAATATAGTATTCCCAAATTTAGGAGGTGCTGCATCAGCCGGAGGTTTTAGTGGTATTTTTAAAGGTTTATTAGGACTTGCATCTGGTGGTATTGTAACTGGACCAACTCTTGCAATGGTAGGAGAGGGTAACGAAAGTGAGGCGGTGATGCCTTTAAGTAAGTTAGGCAATTTAATGAACAATACATTTAACGCTGGTGCAATGGCATCTAATGGTGGAGGTGGAAATGGCGAGTTTGTATTAAGAGGACAAGACTTAGTATTAGCAATGAATAGAAGCGAAACTGCATTAAAATATAGAAGAGGATAATGGCATACTACGATAAATATAAAATAACTTATGCTACAAAGACAAGTAAAACTGCTTACTTGTATTTACAAGAAGATTTAGCATCTGCTCCTACTTTAATTGAATTTATTGGAGTAAATATATCTTTACAATATATCCCAAGTGGTGATGATATATATGAGGCTTTGTATGCAAGTGAATTGTCTTGTACTATTGACGTTACAGATAATTTAGCTAATATACCAGACTTTGTTACTTTAAATGATAGAAAGTATTTTGCTAAGTTGTATTTAGGGTCTGATTTAGAATGGTCTGGTTATACATTAAGCGATAATATTTCCATAAGTTACTCTACTGGTAGAAAGCAATTGTCTTTTAGTTGTGTTGATGGTTTAGGTATGTTAAGAAATATACCTTTAAATATTAATAGTGTTGGTAATAGAACTAATAGTCAGTTAAGTGTATTAACTTACATTTTAACTTGTTTAAACTCTTTAAGTTTCCCTACCAATCCTAACTTAATGACTGTATGCTCATACTTTGCTCTTGATATGAATGATAGAGCAGACGGTACACAATATGAGCCATTTAGTCAAACGTATTTACCTATTAGAACATTTAAAAATGATGATTATACATATGAGAATAGCTTTGATGTATTAGAAAAAATTATCAAGTCTTTTGGGTGTAGACTATTTCAAGCTGGAGGTAAATGGTGGGTAGTAGCTATTAATGAGTTTGCTAATGAAAATAATTATTTTACACAATATGATTACTTAGGCACAGTAGTTTCAAGTGGAAGTAACTTAAATACGTTAAGCCAAATACAAGGATATACTGGTAATACAAGCGGTTTATATTTTATAAATAATGAGCAGTTTAAACTTATCTTAAAGGGTTTTAACAGAGTACAGACAAGCATTGACATTAATCAAGATAAGAATTTAGTAGATAATGGTAATTTAAAAATATATCCTAATTTAAGTTCTGCTCCACAATCTTGGACAGTAACTAATGTTGGAGTTGGCTCATCTTTTTATATTGTAGATAATGCAACTGAATCATACGCACAAATAACATTAGTAAGAGCCGGAGGTGGAGGTTATACCAGAATGATTAACAACTTTATGCCTAAAATTAGTGCTAATGCTACTATAAATTATTCAATGTTATTTTTAAATGGCGGAAGTGGTACAAGAGGATATGTTTCTATGACTGTATTTGACGGTACTACAACATATTATCTAAACAATAATAAAGATTGGCAAAGTTCAGCAAGTTCTGGATATACAATACCAGAGGGGGCAAATGGCGAGTTTTCTTTCAGTACTTTACCTTGTCCTATAAGTGGGCAATTAACAGTAGAGTTTAATAACCAAGTTGGAAACACTTGTACCGTTACACAATTTGTAGTTACGGCTGAATATGATTATAATAAAGTAGATTACTTTGCTTACATAAACAATAACAAAGAATACATTAAAGAGGCGGATATTCCTTTTGGTTATCAAGGTGTTCCCGGATTTCCTACATCTGTTGGAGTGTTCTTAAAATCAGATGGTGCCCCACTTTTAAACTGGTATAGATTTGGAATGACTGGCTTATACGATAGTATGACTCAATTACTAATGAGGCAATACATAAATTCTTATGGGGCAAATATTATAAATATAGATTGTTCGGTTAGTAGCTTTGTAACAACTAATGCAACATATCCGTATTTAAACGCATCTAAAATGATTAAATCTACTGATACAGACCCAGCACAAATAAACGTTGCAAGTAACTCTTATATGTTAGGAAACTCATCTATTGATTATGTAGATAATTCTATGAGTGGAACTTTGTTAGAAATATCAAATACAGATATCACTGCAACTATAAATTATATACAATATTTTAAATAACTATAAGTCATGGCAGATAAAGTACAAGGCAAAAATATAATTCTATATAAAACTTCTGGAGGAGTAGATACTGTATTTGCTTGTTCAACTAATTGCACTTTTAATGTGCAAGTGAATCAAGTAGATGTAACAAGTCAATCTTCTGCATGGTTTACCGAATATAAAATAGATAAGGCTTCATGGAATGTAAGTTGTGATGGTATTGTAACTCTTGATGGGTATTCTTATGCAGATATGTTAGCCAATCAGTTGGCAAGAACTCCTATCAATATCAAGTTCAGCATAAACAATGGTACAAGCATAGTAGTATTGTCTGGTTCTGCTATAATTACAAACATATCAATAAACGCACCTTATAAAGACATTTCTACATATACAATCAATTTACAAGGTGTTGGTGCTTATGTAATATCTTAGTAACTTTGACCTATGGCAGTTAAAGTAAGCGGAGACAATGTAATTCTATACAAAATAGATACATCTACAATTCCAGCAACGGAGACTGCTTTTGCTTGTGCAAGAGGTTGTGCTTTTGAAAGTCAAACAGATTTATCAGAAACTACATCGGCAGTAAATGCTTGGTTTAAAGAAGATAAAGACAATTTATCGTCTTGGACAATGTCATTAGACGGTATTGTTACTTTAGATAATTTCTCATATGAAGATATTGCTCAAGCACAAAAGGATAGATTAGTACTTTTAACAAGATTTAGAATAGATAACGGGATAGATGGTTATAGATATATTAGTGGCTATTGTTTTATAGGTGGTTATTCTATAAACGGTAATTATAAAGATATAGGCGGTTATACAGTTTCACTAATTGGAAGTGGCAAATATTATACAGATGCAACCCCAACTACGACAACAAGTACTACAAGTACATCTACAAGTACGACTACATCTACTTCAACAACTAC